CATTTCCAAGTGAACAAAGCGGTTAGCAAGTGGCGATGGCATACGATACGTTACACCTTTGTCGCTTTCACGGTTGCCTGCTGCAACAATAATTACATTGTCGGGCAAACGATACTTGCCAACTCGACGATTCAAAATTAACTGATATGCTGCTGCTTGTACAGCAGGTGCAGCTGAGTTCATCTCGTCAAAAAATACAACAATATTGTCGTATTGTGCTGCTAGTTCTTCATCTGGAAGTTCTGCAGGAGCACCCCATGTCATTTTAACATTTTTGCTGTCAAAATATGGAATGCCTTTAATATCGGTTGGATCCCAAAGGCTCAACCGAATATCAATTAGTAGTGAATTACTTAGGCTATCGGTAATTTGTGCTACGATGTCACTTTTGCCGATGCCGGGAGGACCCCACAAAAACACTGGACGCTTTTTTAGCATAGCGTGACGCAGTGCGTTTTTTGCTTTATTGGGTGATACGGTGCGAATTACGTCTGACATTTGTATTCCTTTTCTAATCAGTGCCTATGTCTTATTGTAGTATACTTTTTTTACTTTGTCAAGTAATAAGATTCCAAATAATTGCACCAATTACAATCATCCAAAAAATACCCATTACTTCGTTTTTAACAACATCTCCGCTAGTAACTTTTTGAGTACATTGCGGACAGTGTGTAGCACCCAACGGTTTGTCGCTGTAGCACTTGGGACATTGTGTATTCATCATGATTATGATTCCTTGTATAGTTTGCGGATCTTCAGTCGATCTTCGTAACCAATGCCTTGATTCCAAAGGAAGTAATCAAAGTCTTGATCATATTCAATATCGCAGTCTTCTGCGTCTGCAAGATAATCTACAGCCTTGGTCCAAGTAACATTGCACAATGCCATCTGAGCAGCAACCGTCTTGCGGAACTCAACAAGAGCAGCAGCTTCGGACTCTGCTTGCTCTTTCATAGAACGTTCCATCTCTATGCAGAGGCTATCCCAGCACTCTTGCTTTTCAGCAGGTGTATACTCTGCCCAGTCGTCAAAGAAACGCTGTGATGGACGGAAGCCATATGCATCTTTGTGTAGATCTGAGATAATGTTATCGTCATATGTGAACATTGTTTTACCCTCTATGTTCTGTTGCCCTATACATATACTATAACACAGCCCTAAGGCTGTGTCAACCTCTTTTTTAATATTTTTTCAACTTTGTAATCCAACCGGCGTCAAAGGAATCATCCAAGTTCTTGTTGTAGAAGTCCTCTTCACCTTACTTCGACGTTATTAAGGTCAAAGTAAAAATTACCATCTTTCAATAACATAACTTCGACTACACGTTCCCATTCATGAGGGTCATTTTTATGACCATAAGTTTCTCGGTTTTTCCGCTTTTCAGCTTCTTCTTTATTGAAGAACGTACCTTTGCTTGTGCGATATGCCTTTACAATTTCCATTAGAAATCCTCCTCAAACTTAGATTTGGTTTCTTCAAACTGTTTTGCAAGCGACACTAGGTTCATCATAGACAACTCAGCTTCAAAGCTGCCCGCTTCTGCTGCATCCAACTTGCGCACTGCTTCTGCCATCATCTCTGCGATAGCCTTATAAGCGCCCATTTGGTAAGCTGTGTTCATTGCGTGATCTTGGAATGTCATTGTTTGCCCTCTATGTTCTGTTGCCCTATATATATAATATAGTATATGTTTTACAAATTGTCAACCTTTATTTTGATAAAAGTGCATCTAAGATAACAATACCTAGCAATACATTTAAGGCATCATTATTGCTGTTATGATTGTGATTATTGTAATTTGGCTGACGGTTGTTTAAACGATCATGCACAGGATCACCTACGACAGGTGGATCGGTTTGTAGGCCGCGATCTGTATAATAAGAACGAGCCATATGATGACAATGCCACATACCACGCCAGCCATCTGTTGTACCATAATGACAACCTGCTTGATTGAGATATCCTGGATCTGCGTGTGCTGCTGATCCTACTAGTGCTAGTGCTAATACTAAACGTTTCATTTTTTTGCCTTTTGTGCCTATTTAATTTAATACTAATATAGAACATAAAAAGCAGTGTGTCAACCTCTTTTGTTCAACTTTATTGTGAAACTTCCTGGATTTGTTGGATGCCGTGTACATTCTCTAATACGTGGATGATTTCGAGCCCATGTTTCGAACTCATTCATCATTGCACCTTGTCCTGTGATTACAGTGCATTTCTTGTATCCTTGAAAGTATGCTTCGGTTACACGAGTATTAAAGTGACGCCATGCCATATGGATGTGATATCCGTGTAAATCAATTCTCATCCTTCTTTGACCTTGACATTGCTTTTGTTAAACCATATTTGCGCAAGTCTCCGCTAAACAAACCAAGTTCAACTGCTTTACGTTCATTTGTAACCGTAATGCTTCTGTTTGTAAGGTAATATGGACAATCAATAAACTTATCTAAAAATATAATTACCTGTGTAGTCATAGGCATATCACGTGGGTATGGAATATCATAGGTTTGTAGTTCTATTTTGTTTATTATATCAAAGCCGTCATCTGTAAGTCTAAGTCCGCCTACATCTTTTTGCCTTGTATTATACCACCAAAGCGGCATATGTTCTTTTACACTTAAATCGTTATAGCTTTTTCCTAATTCTTTGAGAAATAGTTTTGTGTAAGTTACCTTGCTCATGGATCCAATTTTTCGCCTGCTGTCAATTTAAAAACAGCAAACTCATCTGTGTTAAACATATCATTTAATTTTTTAGCTAAATTGTGTGCATGTCCTGGATTACTAAAACTTGTTTTTTTATATTTAGGTCCGGGATATCCTGTTAAACTATTACTGCTTTTTAAATTAAAAGGTTTGTCTTGATAGAAAACAGCCCAGATAGCCTCTGCATCGAGAACTTGTTCGCACTTGTATGTAACTTTATTAGTAAATTCTAATTTGACAGTAGGCTTTGGTCTACTCATATGCGTATCCTTTAATATAAACTACGCATATATTTATCTCTTTTACCAGCCACCCGAGTCCATATTAATCTCAATAACTTGGTCTTGATTTAGCTTTTCGATTTTTTTATCTAGTATTTCTTCTAAATCGCCATGTAATCTTGCCATTACTTCTCCTAATGTAAAAGCAAGAGTTTTTGCTTGGTTTATGTCTAGTCTAACTTCTTTAGCTCTACTTTGTTCAGCCACCTTTACCATTTGTATAAGTTGCTGAATAGGCATAGTATTAATTGGATCTGTTGACATTTGCTAAAGCCAATTTCATTTCTAGTTCTGTTTTATATGGACCCATATAGTCATTACGTTCAACAGTAATCAGTTTAGGGCAATAACTTTTAAGCCAATTTACATTGAATTTAATTAGATAATATCCAGCACAATATACACTTTTAGATTTTTCACTTTTTGTAAACAAAGGTAATTTACGTTGAATATCAAACATACTGTTATATGGAATAGTCCTAGTAGGATATCCGTGAACATCTTTTGAAGTATCTCCTTTTTTTGTTTTAATATTTGCTACTAAGAAGTTACTGCCGTATGTTTTTTTAAGTTGTCTTTCTGTTTTAAAAAGATTTATTTTTCCAGCACTGGCTAGAGTAAATCCTTCCTCGTTTTTACTAAGTGTGCCAATTTTTACACCCTCTTGCTCTACAATCCAAAATTTATCTTGTAATACCGGTTTTGCTTTAAACGTCATTTATACCTCGCTTGTAATGGTTCAGCATATTGTGCAGCATTATCTGCAACACGTTGAAGATCCCAACGAGCACAAAACTTCATTAGTCTCATACCAACTTGTGAAATATTCTTACTTTCTGCTGAACTGATAGTATTATTTATTTCTTGTCTAATGTGCTCAGGCTGTGCGGTTAAATCACACAAAGTAACATTACGTGTATAATCATCCAACACACGATGCTCTGCACCTTCGTGATCTACCCAACGTTGCAGCATCATGTTATTCCAGTTGTAGCCTTTGTTATCTTTGTCAGCAAATGCTTCTAACAAACCTACTTTGTTTTTTGTACCTTTTTTTCTAACACCTGGATAGGCGCTAAACACATTGTCACTAGTGTCGCCACGCATACATTTTTCAAACAACATGAATTCAGGTTCTGGAGCAGGCTTTGGCTCCTTTGTCTTCTTATCCAAGACGGGCTTGCCTTTGTCATCAAAGTATCCTTCAACTGTAATAGTAGTATTACTTACCCCATTATACTGACGTACATTAGGAGCAATCAATTGTGCAAAGTCGCCGTCTGTTGAAATAATAACATGATCGTCATTGGGATGTGCTTGTATCCAACCAGCAATAAGATCATCTGCTTCTAGCACAGGATTGTGTAGTACAGTACAATTAGTTTTTTCTGTAACAAACTCTTTAAACTCGTCAAAGATTTCCCAAAACACTTTATCTTCTTCTGCCTCACGTGGACTCATTGCATCGCGATGCTCTTTGCGGTTGCGTTTGTATGGCTCATAAAAGTCTTTACGCCAACTGCGTCCTTCTAAGCAGAAAACAACGTGCGAACCGTCAAAGTCTTGCCACGCTTTTTTAATACTGTTTAGTGTAATATGCATTGCCATGCCAACTTTAGTATCAATGTCGCCACGTACAACGTGTCGAGCACGGAAAAATGTGTTAGCAGTGTCAATTAGTATATAAGTCATGATACTTCACTTTTGCCTTTTTCTATTGGTACAACATTAATATAACCGGCATTTCTGTTTGTGTCAAGTCCTTCTTCCTGTAACATGTTAAAAATAATGTCTTTGAACCAACGATCGACAATTTGTTCTTGTTCGTCACCTTCACTTCCATAACCTGCTGCTAATAATTCTTCAATAAAGTAATCATTCCAATCTAGTTCAAAAAACCCATTGCGAATGTTTTCTTCATTTACTTGCATATCCAACACATTTACCCAAGGTTCGCCTTTTTTATTAGCATATTCTTTTGGATCTTTCTTTTTGAGAAGTTTCATTTCTTCTTCTACGATGCGTATTTCTGCTGCTTCTAATGCTTCTTCTCGAGCAGTAATGCCTGTTATTTTTTTAAACCATTGTTTCATTGATATTCTACCCTTTGAATAATTTCCTCTAACCTCCAAGGTGTATTTCTAGTTGATCTTGATAAGTTATATG